AGAGTTCCACGATATGAAGATTGGTTAAGTACATCAACGATTTGGCGAGCTGTAGATTCTGAATCGATCGCTCCATTGACTGTAATGTTATTATTGTAATTTACAGCTTGACCTGAGTATCCACCGCCAGGTGTAGCAACAAATGGAGATGCCTGAAACCCTGGCATTTCAAAACTAGCTCTGGATGCATTGCTAGATCCACCGAATGTTAGGAAATCCTTAACCTTGTTTCCCCACTCGAAAAGGGTTTGAAAGGCTTTAATGAGCAATCCTACAGCTGTAACAACAGCGCCTATTGCAACGCCCACTACCTCTAGGGCTACCCTGAAAGCGCCCCCTAAGAATGGTGCAAGATATTCTTTAGTAAAACTCCACAGAGCAGAAAAGGCTTCCTTGTTATCTCTTACTGCAACCTTCACCCTGTCAAAGATAGATCTCAAGCCATCAAGAATTGGAATCAAAATTGTTTTGGCAACTTGGATGATGTCATCAAAAGCATTCTTTAATCCGTCTCCACCTTGGAAACCATCGATAAATGCTTGAAGAGCTGGCATTACATATTTGACAATGTTTTCAACCATTGGAGTGATTGCCTGGAGAATAAAGGTACCAACGGTTTCCTTGGCTTCATCAAAGGCAATCTTAAGGCGATCCATTTGTCCCTGGAATGTATTAGCCTTGGCAGTTGCCTGGTTTTCAAAGGTATCACCCAATTTAGCGAATACCTGCTCAGCTGACATGCCAGCAAGTTCAGCCTTAGATAATCCGACCCCTAGCTTGCCTAAAGCCGTTGTAGAGCCTTCCTGAGCCTTAGCAAGGGCATTTGTAACGCTCTCTAAGGATTTACCAGTACCAGCTGCAACATCGAGTGCAATGGCTTGTAGCTTCTGTGCAGAAGTCACATCTCCAGTAGCTCTAGCAAGTCTTTCCAGGCTTGGGCGTAGTTCATCATCTGTCACGCCACTAGCTAATGAAGTTTTGGTTATATAAGTTTCAGTAGCTTTAATCTGTGCATCTGTGGCGCCAGTCACATTCTTCAAAGTAATTGCAAGTTTTTCTTGAGCAGCTGCATCGGCAATAGCAGACTTAACCCCATCAATTGCTAACTTGCCAGCATAAGCAACAGCGGCAGCACCAGCAACAGCAAATGCAATACCAGCCTTTTTGCCAAAGTCAGCGATCTTGCTTCCAAAAGTTTGTACCTCATCGGTACCTTTTGCTAAATTCTTTTTTAGGTCATCGACATCTGCAAGGATCGAGAGTTTGAGGGTTCTACTTCCAGCCATTACTTATCCCACTCTTTCACGATTCGACTAAATGATTCTTCCCATTGCTTAATTAACTCAGGCTGAATTCTGCGCAATGTTGGATAAATAAAATATCCTTCATTACCTCTACGGTTTAACCTAGGTGATCTGGATGGGAATTGCTTATAACCCTCATAAGTACCAGATGTGCGCTTTCTTTCTTTAATGTCAGCACCAAATTCGGCACCTGCCAAAAGACCGTTACCGCCTTGCTTGCCTGGGTTAAATTGAGTGGTTGCCCCACCTGAGAATTTCTGACCAGCAAATCCAAATGAAAGCTCACCAATCTTAGATGACTTGGAAACCTTAAAGCCTTCGGCAATTCTCTTGGCTACATTAGGATTAGGAGCAGATCCAGCTGCGGCTTTAATCTGTTCGCCAGCATACTGAGCTAGTGCGCTTGAAGCATTCTTAGCCTCTTGCTGGGCTTCCTCAGTTAATCCTTTGAACGCTCTGATAATGCCGCGCAATTCAGCTTTATCATAGAATATAAAATCCCGTTGTGGAGTCACATCATTTGCCATTGCGTGCCTCCAATACTTCTATAGCTGTAAGAATATCCTCTGCGTTTGACCACTCAGACATCGGGATCTGGGTAGCGATCGCAAGTTCAACCAATAGGCGACTTACTGATCCACGCTCATGGCTTTTGGGTTATCAGATCCCAGATCAACATCTACGACTGATTCCATCCATGCATCGAAAGGCTTTGTTGGTTGTGTGCCAGCCTCTCGCTTAACCGCTGAATGGGCAACGAACAGAATGTCCCAGATAGCTCCAAACTCGGAGATACTTTTCTTTTCTGCTCGCTCCCACTTAGCGAAATCAGGTGGATAGGCTACGACTGTAATCTGTTCACCTGACTGGTATTTAATTGTCATTGTTTGTTGCATTTGTTTGCTCCCGTTTTAGTTGATTAGCTGAATGTACCTGTTGGGGTAGATTCTACCTGGAATACCAAGGATACTGTCTGAGCATCTGGCGCTGTGCCATTTGGTGATGGAAATGTTGGAAATACATTGCCTGTGAATACTGCGCCTGTCGCAGCTGTGAAGCTGAAAGCAATTGCTGTATTAGGTGCTGAGTTTGAAGCTGTCCATAGTGACTCGCACAATGATCCAGTTGCGCCCCAGTCAGCAAGCATTTCTACTGTGAGTGTTGAGTTCGCATCTGTAACTTTGTAAGCGCGACCGTCTAATGTCTGGTAAATCTCGCGTGTTTGTTCGACTGTTAGGGCGACACTTGTAGCTTGAGCATCATATGAAACTGAATTGATGGTCAGAGCCAAATCACGCCCTGTAATTACTGATGTAGGCATTTTTTCTCCTTATAGTGTTTGAGTGTAGTAGGTGCTTAAAGTGATGTCTGAAACGAGCAGAATCGCTGCTCCTACCTCTGAAACGGATGGGCGTGAAACCGACCCTATTTCATATCCCGCTGGGATGGCAGCGAGAATACTGATTATGAGTTGCTCTAGGTTATCCAGAGATGCTGGATTACTGTTATAGGCAACTGCCGCTGAAATGACAAAATTTAGTTTTACTTTAGTGGTTGATTTATTGATCAGTAACAATTCCATCATTGGATCTGTGTACAGGATTGCTACAGCTGGTGGCGTTACCGTCTCAGGCACATAAGAATAAACATTTGCTGCAACGCCAGATAGAGCAGTTGCTAAAGCTGCTCTGACATCTGTGGCGATATTTGATGGCATTAGCCAATCATCGTTTCTACATCTAACAACCCGCCAAGCATTCCAGATACACGGTTAAAAAGTGAGCGACCTAAAGCGTATGGTGAAATCTGGAAATCTACTCCCTGGATTGCTCCACCGCTCGAGTTACGAGCTTGGAAGATCTCTTTAGATAGAGCTGTAACCGCTTGCTCCACAACTGGGTTGCCTACATAAGTAGATGCTCCAGAAAGGGTTGCTGTGCCTGATGGGATTACTTTTCTTGGAGAAATATCTGCATTTGTTATTGCTACTGTAAAGAATGGGCGCCCCGCTGTGTACATTCCATCAACATATAGTGATGAGTTAGCCTCGTAAAATGTAATGTCTTGATCGAAATCATTGGAGCTTAAAACTGTAAAAGTGCCATTAAAGGGAGCTGTGCATCCTGTGATGATAACGCTCTGACCTTTAGAAAAGTTATTTGTGCCTAATACATGATATGTAGCAATATTACTGTTTAACTCAACAGCATCAATTGCGCTGTGGTATTTGACAAGCATTGGAAGAGTAACTTGCTCAGCGGCATCAATAATATCTGCAAGCACGCTATCTGGATATAAGGATACAGAAACGCCAAGAATAGTCCTAAGCTCCGAGACCGTAATGATTGTTGGCATTTCTGTACCTTCCCTAAAAGGGTGTGGGGAGCGATCGGGAGCAACCGCCCCCCACACATTTACTTATTTATTAAGCGACTGTTAGCTTGCGGAATGCTGTTGGGTAGCGATTAACTACACAAACATAACCGTAGAGGCCGATTTCAAGCTGACCGTTTGCAACAATGTTTGAACGGAGCTGAATTTGTGCGGATTCATGGAATCGCATTGCTGTATCTGGATAAACCAATGCAAACTTATCGCCTGTGTAGTTTGGATCTACAACAAGTGAAAGCCCTGATACTGTTCCGTTTGTTGATCCTTGTGAAATCAAACCAGCTGCGTTTTGTGGTGCTGCGGCTGCGAATAGTGGGCGCTTGTTATCATCTTCTCCACCAAGCAAGTCAGCGAATGAGATTGATCCTGCACCTGTTGGTGCAACAAGCAAACGGTTTGGTACAGAGCGCATAACATTGTATGAGTCTGAGATTCCGTCAGCAATTGCCTTGTTGATTGTTGATCCGCTTGATCCAACAGCTGTGTCGCGTGCTAGACCTAATGCGTATGCATCTGTTTGCTGAGCATAGCTCGCAGCCAACTCGCGGATGTACAGGTCAAGGAAGCTTGGATCAGATCGGTCGATGAGTTCGACATCGAGAACGCCTGCACCTGCAAATTTAACTACTGTGTCTTCCTGGAAAGTTACTGCAGTATCTTGTGATGCAAACTCTGCACCCTCAGCTGTCAATCCTACAATCGCCTGGGCGCCTAATTTTGGCGTGAACACTTTCATGCCGCTTGCAGGCAAAGCTGCACGCTCAATCGAATCAATGAACGGTCTTGATGAATCGATAATACCGATAACATCCTTTAGGTAATTTGGTGGAACCATACCTGTGTTTTCTGCAACTGTTGCAACTGAAAGTGCTGCTACAAGTGCGCGTGCATCTGAATCACCGCGTAGTGCTGCGATTTGTGCCTTTGCGAATTGTCCCGCTGTTACATTTGTATCTACGCGAGGTGTTGCATAAGCAACAGGAGCTGATGCGCTAACTGTTACTTCTGCCTTTGCAGCTTCTACCGTCTCGGTAGTTACTGCCTCTGAAACGGTTTCTGCCGACATGGCTTCTCCTTCTGGTTGGGTTTTAGTTTCTTCACCTTCTGGGTTTGCCAGCGGTGAAACTTTATCTTGGTTATCTGCAGCTGCTACTTTTTCAACAACTGATCCTGGTATTGCTCCGTCTGTGACTAGGCTGACCTCAACGAGCTTGGATGCATTGATCGCCATAACGCCATCTTTGTTTTCCCATGAATCAACTGAAACGCCAACAGAAAACATATCGCGTAATCCAATAGATGCCTCAATAAGTGCATCATTACCAGCGGTTGTTGGAGCGATCTTAAATTCGGCTGTGATGCCATATTCATCTTCTGACCAGCTCATCATCTTGCCAATAGGTGCTGATCTTTCATGCTCTAAAAGTAGTTTGATATTCTTGCCAAATGTAATTGAGTTTGGTAGAAACTCAGTCATGCCAGCGGATGTATTGCCTGGGCTATTCCATGCAACGATTCTTCCAGCGATAACGCGGCTTTCTGAATCTGCCGCTGTAAGTGTTACTGGGAATTGAATTTTCATTTAATTAGATCTTCTTCCTCTTGTATCTGTTCCACACTCATCGCACCGATTGAGTTAAGGATCTGATAAACCTGCGCACGCTCTAATGCTGAGCCGCGTAGGAATTCATCTAGGCTGTATCGTGCCTGTACTGTTGTAGAGCTTAGGAAATCAGGTTGGCTTAACCGTTGCTCTATCGGGATAAGGATATTTTTCAAAGAGAAGTCAATAAGTGCCTTGCGCTCATTGATCGCGTTGCTATAAGTCAGGCTTGTAACTTCTGCACCTGCCCAGTAACCGCTAACGCCTAAAGCTCTGCATAATTCTAAAGCGACATACTGGCGAGCTTCATTTAATTGAAGTTTTGCTGGATCTATGCCAAGGATTTGCAAATCAACATCTGCATTTAAGAATGCTGTTGATCGAGATTTGCGAGCTGAGTTCCATGCTGTTAAAAGTTTTGCAATTCGCTCAGATGTAAGATTTGTACCGTTTGACTTTAATGCCATTTGTGGTACAGGCTCTTTTGCATACATTTCCGCTGCGCTTTCTAATGCAGCTGCGGCTTTAATTGTTTTACCTGCGCGAGATAGTACGCCTTCATCTAATCCGTAAAATACTATGACAGAGCCTACGCCCGAAAGTGGTGCCGCAATGTTATCTACCTGGTATCCAATGATTTCGGTTTGATTGTAGTTATATTGCGGCAACACTCTTGTTGGGTC